GAGATAATCATCTCGCTCAATGAAATCTAAGCAGTAAAACCTTACACTCATGACGCCCCGATATTCTTCTTCGCTGTCTTCATCATGAAATCCGTACGCTTTGACATAAACCACGGGGCTGTCGTAAGAAGGGGTATTCAATTCTTTGAGTTTATTCAATGCTTGCAACATGAGCTGATCTCGTTCACGGCTTGATTCCGCAAATATGTCGATTTGAAATACAACGCTGTAAGGTGTCGCATCCCGTATCGTCGCAGTGTCTGTACCGTCGATTCGATCAAAAAAAGTAGATCGTTTGATTTGTTCCCCATTTATCTTAGATACCGCAATTGTGGGATAAGTCAATTCGGTCATAGGAAAACCCACGACCACCCGCACGTCGGGGATCTCCTGCAATTTCTGAAGGATCGTATCGGTCCACTTTTCCATCTGTCTCACCTCTTTAGCTTATCCCTGAGCTTTTTCAAATGCTTCAATGCGATTTTTTTTGCTTCTCGATCTGCTGCTTCGTATGCCGGGCGAATAAAAGGATGCGGTTTTGTCCCCCGCGCTTCGATCGATTCTTGAACTGCTTTCGCCAAAGGATAAGCCGCTTGCTTCCCTTCTTTGCCATACATTTTATGCTTCAATCTGACCCATTCCCATATCGGTTTCAAGGGTGGTTTATGGGGTCGGGTCCCCAATTCTAAGTACCATTGATACTTTACATTCGACCCAACGCCCCAAACCAAAGGAAAGAATCTTTTGGCTTGTAATGTGTTCAAAAGTCGCCCCGTGTAAATGCTTTCGTTATCTCGCAGGTTCTTTTTCATCTCTCGGATTGCAAAATAAGCGGTATCCTTCGTGGCATTGTCCATGGTTTCAGAAAGTTCGCTCGTAAGAGTTTTGAATTTCTTTCGAAACTCCTTGAAACCTTCCATTGACATCACGCCTTTTTTAGATATACTTTGTTGATTTTCGATTTCTCGATTCGATCTACTTTCCAATCCTCGCCATCGATTTGAACGAGATCACCAACCTCAAGTGGATAATCGGTGAACACCACCAAAGCATCCGCAGGTACAACGCCTCCTATAACCGCTCCCGAATCAGCTTTGACATTTCGAACAACACCCGTGAAATCAGTTTCAACATATCCTGATAAAATTCTTTCCCCTCGAATGGGATCAACTGTATATTGAGGTTTGCGATGTGTCAGGGTTTTTCCGTATTTCCAAAGAACGTGTTTCATATCCTCACCCGCCGGAACAATTCCAGCGAATTGAGAACATCTGCGGGGATTTCCTCGTAAGTGGCCCGCAGTTCACCAACATTTTCTGCGGATACTCCCGCAGTTTTCGCATAGAAAAACTCAGCGAGGCGTAAAACCGCCAACTTGAGATCATCTGGAATGGTTGAAAGCCCGCCAGTATATTGAACCTCTACCATGCCTGTATAACTCTGTTCAAGAACCACAAGACCTGAATCTTTATAAACTTTTCGAACAGTCAACGCCTCGCCTGCTTCGGTGGTCACAGAAGTTACAGATTCGATTGGTGTTTCGTTGAGCCAGATCACTCCACCCGCTGCGTCTGTTTCTTCGGTATATGTTCCTTTTTCAAATTGACGCCCGCAATAGCGTTTTGCCTCACTTTCCGCTGCGCTTCTTAGTTGTTCGAGTCTTTGGTCTTCTTCTGCTGTCGTTATCTTCAGATACGTTTTTAACTCGTCCAACGTTACCAGCATCTTTCTTCACCTCCAGCGGTTCGACGAAGCGAGGGCCCAAAGCTTTGACAAAATCTTCGGGTATATTTGCGATGTCTCCTGCTTCGTAGCGACCACCATGAAAGAAAGGTCTCAAAACTTTAACCTTCATCTTATCCCTCCTTCATCACCTCTCAGAACGGAGCATGCGTCGCACCGTAATAGACACCCAACACGGAAATAATCATCGTCGCAGAGGGGGTCAATTTCACCTTGATATAAGGATTATCGATACTTTTCACGACTTCGAATTCAAGGAATCCACTCGTGGCGCCCGTGAAAGTCGCTGTTTGGGCTATCGTATATGTGGAAGCCGCACCCGGCGCTTCCAAAACGTCGACCCTCAAAGTGTCCGTAACCGTTGCCGCAGAATCGTAAGCGGTTGCAACAAGAACATGTACTCGTTCGTACCCACGAAGATCGATGGCACTCGAGGATGCCTCCGATGTGATTTGTTGAGGTTTTAGGAAAAGCGCCACTTTCGTGTTGTCAAGAATACTCCAAGCGACCAAAAGCGTCGCCATTGTCAATATCACAATCAAACCAATCATCCATCTTTTCACTTCTCACACCTCCAAATTCAAGGGGGGGCGAAAAGCCCCCCGGATTTATTCAATCATCAAGAAGCTGCAGTTTTCAAAACGGCGAATGCTTCAGGCATAGCTACGACGATCGCCACACGTTCGACAACTCGGAGAGCGATCATGTCTTGTTCGAAGAGTTTTGTGGAACCCACGGTAGCCTGATCTGCAAGGGCGACCGTCATTTGTTTGCGATCACCTAAATAAATCCAGCTCGGATCGCCGAAGACGATGAAGGGTTTGTCGGCTCCACTTGCAGAAAGAGCGGGCATGGCGTCGAGAGTATACACAGGATAACCCCAAATGGTTTTGTCCTTGGGGTCGAAGAGATAGTTTCCGCTTCCGTCGGTCAAGGTCTTGATCTGAGCAAGCACAGTTCGATGCATGAAGAATGCGCTTTTTGCGGCGACAGTAGAAGGAACGGCAGCGATCAGGTTGATAAGATCATCAGCGGTTATATCGCTAAACTTCGTTTTGGTGTCAGGCATGGTCACGGTATTGACATTCGATTCGTTCAGTACACCTGTGAACACCGTACCGTCTCCTGCGAACGCTTGCTGATCTTCAGCAGTAGCTAAGGCTTCAGCAAAGTTTCGAGCTATTATCTGCTCCACGTTTGTGGCGCTGTCTTCGAATAGCTCCGTGGTGACGGGTACAATGAGCCCCGCTTTCTTTGCCACGAGCTGGACTTGACCAAAGACAGGCTGACCTGTGCTGATCTGTCCACCTTCAGAAATCCAACTCACAGCAGGTTTGCTGGACAATTTCGGGATGGTGAGAGTGTCTCTTTTCATGTCGAGAACAGTTCCCAGCCTTCTCGCATATCCCGCATCAGAAGCGATATCCAGAACCTTCGCCAAGAACTCTTCGGGTACGAGATAACCTCCCGCACTATCGGTACCCTCAGAAAGAGCTTTGAGAGTAACATAATCTCGACTCACCAATGCCTTGAAAAATGCTTTCATGTCTTTTTTTGTTTCCCCGTCGTATTCGGGAATAAGTATCTTGCTTTCTTTGATCAGCTTTTCAAACTCCTTTCTTGTCACCACACGAACAGCATCGAGCACCTCATTTTTCATTTCTTCCAAAATTTCCTTTTCAGGCATCCTCAATCCACCTCCTGATTTCATCTTTGATTTTTGCCTTCAGCTCCTCGGCTGCCTCGTTTGCCGAGAAGGTTTTCAGTTGCGCCGCCAGCTCGGCGACTTTTTCTTCGAGTTCATGTACCTTCGGAACAAGTATTGCAAGACGTGCAACGTTTTCGTGTAGCGCATCGATTTCTGCATTGAAATCCGAAAAAACTTCACTCAAAAGTTCCACCATGTGAAATTCTGGGGGTTCTTTATCAAACTGCTTATAATGAGCGGCAAGGTGATCGTACACTTTTCGCCGCTCATTTTCGGGAATCTTCACACCGCCCCGTGCACCCAAAAGTGCTGCCATTGCGGCTCTAACACCGCTCCAAGGTGTTACGAGCTTCCCATTTTTCACGTAGTGATGGGGGAGCTTGTAGGCTCCAAAGTTTTCTTTGTCGTTTTCGTCGTACCAACCGAACCCCTTCGCATACTTTGCCCAGTCGATGGTGTCTTTGTCGCCGGACCCATCTTTGCTCGCCCATTTTCTGAGTTGTCGAATAGCTTCATCGGCATCCCATGCGCTGTCTTCATCAATGGGCGGGGTATGCTTGGGGGGTACCGCTCGAAGAATGCTTTTGTAAGCCAACATCAGAGCTTCGGGGTTGGCGGGTACGGTTACCGCCGAGATTTCGAGAAGTTCTTGTTTCTTATAAGTAATGCCACCGTGCTCGTTGGGTTCCCATTCCAATGGGATGAATCCCACCGAAAACGCTTTGAGAAAACCTTGTCGGTACAATTCCCACACAATATCGGCGAGATCGTAACTTCCGGGTTTTGGAAATTCTGCTAAAAAAATCAACTGTCCACCTTCGACGTAGATTTCTTTTGCTCTCGCCACCGGTGGTTTTGAATAATCATGACCCCAAGGGATAACTGGATTCTTTTTGAATTTGTCTAAAACCCATCCTTCTTGCAAAATCACATCCCCAAAACGATCTGGAACATCGGTGGATGCGACCGCCCAGAAAGATCGATTCTTTTCATCGATTTGTTTCACTTCGATGTGGATGGTTCGCTCGACTCGGCTGATGACGGGTGCCTTTTCCGTGGTAGGTTCTGCGGGGTAGCACTCGATCGGCATTTCCTCACCTCCTTATTCAATGACGGGCAAAATCGTACAGCGGCAGTTGATTATATTTCCGGGACTTCCGACAGGGTCGCCGGGATATTGCAAAGACTCACCGCCAACGATAAAAGGTTCATTGATGGGAACCCTTTGACCATCCGCTATTGCGTGATCGTCTCGGGTTCGTTCGTCCCCGGCAGTCATCCATTCTTTCATTTGAAGTCCGTTTTTCTTCATGGTCTCGACCGTCGCTTCATTCATGACCGAGTAAAGTTCAGTTCTCGCAATCGTTGCCGCACGATTTCGCTTTGCATCCGTGAAAACATTTTCAACTCTTCTTTGCAATTCGTCTATACCCTCACCTGCCTTGTAACCCTCCAACAGGGTTTGTTTTAATTGCTTCCATGTGGTGTCATTGACCCTTTTTGCGAAGCGCTGTGCTCTTTTCTCGAGGATGTCTTGCACAAGAGGTTCATCGCTCGTGAGTACAAACGGCAAAGAAAATTCACCAGCGAATTCATCTGAAACCTCGTTCACGTATTCGGATACTTTCTCCCGATAGAATTCTTCCCAAACTCGTCTTTCGTCGTCGCCGAGAATCTCTCTCAAAAGCTCTTCGATCTTTGCGTTGATCTCGGCATCCGTCTCTTTCATGATCGCTTTCTTTTCTTCGAGTCGTGCAAGGAGCTGCTTCATCTGTCTTTGAAACCTTGCCACGACCCAACCTCGGAAACTGTTCTCTCTTTGATCTTGTTTTTGAACGATCTTGCGCCAATACCGAAGACGGTCGACGCTCTTTTTCTTCGGTGCTTCCATCCCTGCGTTCATCAGCAAATTTGGATTGAAGGGACGATCCCCCCAATCGACGGGTGGCAAGCCCAACTCATCCCTGATCTCGTTTATCGTCATGATCCCTTGCTTTGCGAATTCGATATATTTCTTCGTTTCGAATTCTTCATCCTGTGGGATCACACTATCGAAAGCAAAAACGAGTCCCTCTCCAAAATGCGGCAAATATTGATAGTTCAATGAATCGGCGATCAGTTTCAGTTTTGGAGTCAACGTGTTTTTTGCGAAGGTGTAATCGTTTATGTAAGCAGTCGCTCGGTTGACTTCTTCGGAAATACCCAACTTCGAAAGGGGGACACCGAAAATGGCGGCGATCTCGGTTCTGGTAAACTTCCTCAATTCGAGAAATTGCATATCTTTGTGTGCGAGCTGAACAGGTTTGAATTCCAAACCATTATCAAGGAGAATCACTTTGTGAGCATTATCGAGTCCTTGATACATTTTCTGGATTTGAGTTTTTGTTCGCTGAAACGCTTCTTTGGTCAATGGTTTATCCGTCTTTACCACCGCTGTTGGTGCGGCGGCGTTGTAGAAGAAATTGCGGTTCCATTTTGATGCATAAAGATCGGTATCGCCCGATATAGCTACCGCCTTCAGAGGTGAAAGCCCACGATAAGGATTGATCGGGTTCGGGTATCGAAACACCACAAGGTCATCGGGATCGAGGGGAACACCGTTTCCCCGTTCGGTACCATAAATCCACCTTTTAGGCAATCCATTATCAAGCTCCAATTCCATGCGAGTGGGGTTCAAAGGAACGATTCCCAAAATGTTTTTATGCTTGTCTTTTAGAAGCAACCAAAATGCTTCGCCCACCAATTCCAAGTTTTGGGCGGTGATCATGAATAAATCGTATTTTGTTAGAAATGGGTTTGGACGCCGCAGAAATTTAAGTGCATCGTGTTCGTCTACTTCTTCCCATGTTCCATCATTCTTGATTTGGTACAGCCTCAAAATCGTTTGGGCGATGTTTTGAGCGATCAAACGAACAGCGGCATAAACCCAACTTATCTCAGAATAAGCCTGCAAATATGCGTTGCCTTTTCGATCGGGTGGGCTTTTCGAAAGATATTCCCAGACGGCCATATAAGGCGGGGCGCTGTCGGTCGATTTCTTTCGGAACCGGTCAAATAAACCCATTCTTTTTCACCTCGCTATATCAAAACCCAGACATGGGGTTCGAGAGATTCTTTCAAATGCGTGTAGATCGCATAAC